AAATGATATCAAAAAATCATTCCAACCAACAGAAGACGATTTGATGTAATACAGAAAATATAAAGAGAAGGTCATCGAAAGATGACCTTTTTTTATTTGACATAGAACCTATTTATACCTATATTTAATAAACAATTTAATAATTTTAATCAAAAAAACATGAGTAACGTATTAGACGCCGTATTGGCACAGTATGAGAAATCACAGAATTCATCGGGCGGGGCCCAAAGTAAAATGTCGCAAGACGAAAGAATGAAAAAGTATTTCGCTTTAATCCTTGGTGATAAAGAGAAATCGGGACAAAGAAAGGTAAGAATCCTTCCTACCCAAGACGGTTCATCACCGTTTAAAGAGGCTTGGTACCACGAAATTCAAGTTGGTGGTCAATGGCAAAAGTTCTATGACCCAGGAAAGAATGACAACGAACGTTCACCTTTAAACGAGGTTTACGAAGAGTTAATGTCAACGGGTAAAGAATCAGATAAAGAATTGGCGAAACAATATAAGTCTCGTAAGTTCTATATCGTTAAAGTAATTGACAGAGACCGTGAAGAAGATGGTCCAAAGTTTTGGAGATTCAAACACAATTACAAGAACGATGGTATCTTGGACAAAATCATCCCTATTTGGAGAAACAAAGGTGATATCACTGACCCTACAACAGGACGTGATTTAATCATCGAGTTAACAAAATCAAAAACACCGGCAGGTAAAGAGTACACAAGTGTATCTACAATTATGTATGAAGACCAAGCTCCTGTTCACGCAGAAAAAGAGCAAGCAAATGCTTGGATTAACGATGAGTTAACTTGGTTGGATGTATATTCTAAAAAACCTGTTGAATACCTTGAAGCGATTGCAAGAGGTGAGACACCAAAATGGGACACTGAAAAAGGTGGATATGTTTATGGTGACGCAACAGTTGCTGAAGAAACTTTCGGTGGCAGCAAAAAGGCGGCACCTGCAAAGGCTGTTGACCCTCAAGCTGAAGCTGAGGCTGATTCAGATTTACCATTCTAATTTATACGGGTGGAGGTAATACTCCACCCTTTTTTAATTTATTATATGACATTTAAAGAAGAGATTGAATTACAATTAGTGGATAATAAAATATTGTCCTATGAAATATTAAGTCAATTAAAAAATAAGAGTTATTACTCTGGTAGAGCTAAACAAATTGGTGATACCGTTTTATTTGGGATGTTGAAAGAAGAAACTGAAGATGGGCAATTGGGTCTAAAATTAGTTACCTTTCATGAAGAAGAACTTCATGAGTTATATGAAGAAGATACTGAATTTTATAAAGTACCAAAGATAAGTAAAATACCAAACATTAAAAAAATAGAAGATGGCGGGAATTAAAAAAAAAGAAGGCGGTGGAGGATTTAAAGATAAGTTCTCAACCAAAACAAAGTATAAAGAAACAGCTTACTACTTTTGTGGTGATGCTTTCTTAAGTGCTAGTGGATTACCTGGCCCTGTTATGGGAGGTATTAATATGTTCTTAGGACATAGTAATAGTTCTAAGACAACTGCTATGATATTAGCTGCGGCTGACGCTCAGAAGAAAGGACACTTACCTGTCTTTATCATTACTGAAAAGAAATGGAGTTGGGAACATGCTGTTGAGTTAGGTTTGGATGCAAAGAAGAACTCTGATGGAGAGTGGGACGGTGACTTTATCTTCAACGATAGTTTTGATTATATTGAACAAGTAACCGACTTCATCAACGAAGTATTGGATGCTCAAGAAAAAGGAGAGATTCAACAATCAATTTTATTCCTTTGGGATTCAGTAGGTTCAATTCCTTGTAAGATGACCTTTGATGGTAAGGGTGGTAAGCAACACAATGCGGCAACCCTCGCTGACAAAATTGGTATGGGAGTTCACTCAAGAATTTCTAAATCAAAGAAAGAAGATTATGATTACTACAATACTTTGGTGGTTGTGAACCAACCATGGGTTGCACTTCCTGATAATCCATTTGGACAACCGACAATCAAGGCAAAAGGTGGTGAAGCACTATGGTTAGCATCATCATTAGTATTCCTTTTCGGTAACCAAGCAAGTGCTGGTATCAACCACATAACTGCAACCAAAGGTGGAAGAACTGTAAGATATGCAATCAGAACAAAGATTTCAATCTTGAAGAACCACGTTAACGGTTTAGGTTACAATGATGGTAAGTTGATTGCGGTACCACAAGGATATATTGAAGATACCAAGGAAGCGTTAGAAGCTTACAAGAAAGAGTATTCTCAATATTGGAATGGTATCTTATCAGGAACTGGCGAATTGACTTTAGAAGAAACAATAGACGATATCAGCGAATAATATATTTGTTAACATTTAAATAAACTATGTGTCTAAAACTTTATTGGTAGATGGTGATAACCTTTTTAAAATCGGCTTTCACGGTGTTAAAGAACTTTATTCTGATGGGACTCACATTGGTGGCGTTTATCATTTTATTAATGTTATTCGCAGATTCTTGGATGAAGGACAATTAGACAAGGTTGTTGTTTTTTGGGATGGGAGTTCAAACTCATCTATCAGAAAACAAATTTATCCGCAGTATAAGGGTAATAGAAGACAAGATATGAACGATGATAAGTACATCTCATATCTACAACAAAAAGCTCGGGTAAAGGATTACCTCGAAGAAGTTTTTGTGAGACAAGTTGAAATGAATGATAATGAAGCTGATGACTTAATCGCATATTATTGTAAGATAGCGACAAACGAAGAGATTACTATATTCTCAGCTGACAAAGATTTAACCCAATTAATTAATGAAAGAGTAACTATATTCTCACCTATACTAAAACAGTATTACAGGAATGGGGATAAAATTACTATTAACAAGGTAGAAATACCTCACTACAACGTATTGCTCTGTAAAATCTTTACAGGTGACAAATCAGATAACATTGATGGAATCGAAGGTCTTGGGGAAAAAACTTTAATAAAGTACTTTCCACAAGTGCAGGAAAAACCCTGCACTATCGAAGAATTACTCGATATTGCTCGAAATATCCCGCAAAAAAAACCTATTAAAACTTTATTAAATATTTTGACAGGGAAGACAAAATCAACTATACTTGGAGAAGAGTTTTATAACACAAACAAACAAATTGTAGACCTTTCAAACCCGTTAATTACTGATGATGGAAAGACCTTGGTAGAACAAATTTATAGAGATTCAATTGACCCAACTGACAGGGGATATAAGAACCTAATGAGAATGATGATGGAAGATGGACTCTTCAAGTACCTCCCTAAAGACGACGAGGCTTGGGTAAGTTTTCTTACACCATTTACAAAACTAATAAGAAAAGAAAAACGAAACACAAACAAAAATTAAAACGCTATGAAAGAAATGGACAGCACCAAAATGGAATTCCTTTTGACTTTGAATGACAACATTGTTGTACAAAGGTTCTTCAACGTTAGAGGTTATAACCCTAAGGCGAAGAACTCGGTGGACTTGTATGAGTACATCAAATCTCTAAAAGAAGAGTTGCAGTATTATCTTAAGATGAAAACAGTTGTTTACATGATGGACAACAGAGATGCAATCAGTCATGACCCAAAAATTATGGATACATCATTCACAGATGGTCCTGAAATATTTAACCTTTTTGTGAAAGTTGGAGAACAGACAATTTGTCATAGACAATTTGATGGAAAATTATTTCCGCCAAAAGTTCGTTATACAGTGGACGTACGACCATTTTTGAAAGACGTGTTAAGAGATTTAACTGACATTTTTTCAAACAACAAATTATCTTACCAATATTTGGATTTCGAATTGAGTAAGTAAGTATTTAATAAAAGAGGGGATATTTTAAAACAACTATGAACAAGAATTTTGATTATTTAGGGAACACATTTCAGGTGCAGTTACTCAACCAAATAGTTGTCGACAAGGATTTTTCACATTCAATTATGGATGTTATTGAAAGTTCATATTTCGACAACAAGTACTTTAAAATCATCATACAGATGATTAAAGAGTATCACACAAAGTACGAGTCAACACCTACTTTTGATACCTTAGAGCAGATTGTAAAATCTGAGATACCTCAAGAACTTGTTGCCAAGATTGTTTTGGACACACTTAAACAAGTTAAAGATGCTCCGTTCGAGGGAACATCTTTTGTTCAAGAGAAGGCATTGAAATTCTGTAAACAACAAGAGTTACAGAAGGCGATGGACAAATCACAAAAGATTATTACTGAAGGTGACTTTGAATCTTACGACAAGGTGGAAGGACTTATTAGAGAAGCTCTACAAGTTGGTGAGGTTGAGAAAGGTCAAACAGATGTATTCGATAACTTGGACACAGTCCTCGACGAAGACTACAGACACCCGATTCCGATGGGTATTACAGGAATTGACAAACTACTTAAGGGTGGTCTTGCGAAGGGTGAGATTGGGGTTATATTGGCTCCTACAGGGGTTGGTAAAACCACAGTCTTATGTAAGATTGCCAACACAGCATTTAATATGGGTTATAACGTTCTTCAAATATTTTTCGAGGACAACCCAAAGATTATCCAAAGAAAACACTTCACAATGTGGACAGGTATTGAACCAGATAATTTGGTTCTCCACAAAGATGTTGTTATGAGTAAGATAACTGAGATTAAAGAGACTATGAAGAATGAGTTAATCTTAAAGAAGTTAGCTTCTGATAGTATGACCATGAATCAAATCAAGAATCAAGTTAGAAAGATTATTGCTGATGGTACAAAGATTGATATGATTCTATTGGATTATATTGATTGTGTTCTCCCTGAATCAAGTGCTAAAGATGAATGGAAAGCTGAAGGTTCTGTAATGAGAGGATTTGAGGGTATGTGTCATGAGTTAAATATTGCAGGTTGGACAGCAACCCAAGGTAATAGAAGTTCAATCTCATCTGAGGTTGTGACTACAGACCAAATGGGCGGTTCCATCAAGAAGGCTCAAGTTGGTCACGTAATTATTACCGTTGCTAAATCATTACAACAAAAGGAAATGAACTTAGCAACAATAGCCATTACAAAGTCACGTCTTGGTAAAGACGGAGTTGTCTTTGAAAACTGCAAGTTCAACAACGAACTTCTTGAAATAGATACTGAATCCTCAGTTACATTCTTAGGATTTGAAGGACAACAAGAGGAAAGAAAAAGAGATAGGGTTAAGGAGTTACTCGAGAAGAGAAAAGAAAGAGAGTCTCAGCAAAAATCTACTTAATTAAATATACACTTTTTTCACAAAAAACTTATTTTTTTTTATTAAATTTGCTGGTCGATTGGTGTTCGACCACATATTTATCATAAAAATCGTTGATTTTTTAATAAAATATCTACACCTAAAAATTTAAAAATGGACATTTCAAACAGGATTTTATCGGATATTACCGTGTATATGAAATACGCAAAGTATATCCCTGAGTTAAAGAGAAGAGAAACGTGGCAAGAATTAGTCACAAGAAACATGGAGATGCATATTAAGCAGTACCCACAATTAGAAAAAGAAATTAGAGAGAACTACATGTATGTTTACAGAAAACAAGTTCTTCCATCAATGAGGTCAATGCAGTTTGCAGGAAAACCTATTGAGATTTCACCAAACAGAATTTACAACTGTGCCTTCGCACCGATTGATGATTGGAGAGTATTCTCTGAAATCATGTTCTTACTTTTAGGTGGAACAGGTGTTGGTTATTCAGTACAAAAACATCACGTTGATGCTTTACCTGAAATCAGAAAACCAAATAAGGAAAGAGGTAGAAGATGGTTAGTAGCCGATTCTATCGAAGGATGGGCTGACGCTGTTAAAGTGTTAGTTAAATCATATTTCTATGGTGGTTCTAAAATTGAATTTGATTTCAGTGACATTAGACCAAAAGGTGCAAGACTTATCACATCAGGTGGTAAAGCTCCTGGACCTCAACCATTAAAAGAATGTTTAATTAAAGTTGAAGGAATCTTAGATTCAAAAGAAAGTGGTGAAAGATTAAAACCAATTGAAGTACATGATATTGTCTGTCATATTGCAGATGCGGTATTAGCTGGTGGTATCAGAAGAGCGGCACTTATTTCATTATTCTCAGCGACTGATGAAGAAATGATTGGATGTAAAAGTGGGGCTTGGTGGGAAACAAATCCACAAAGAGGTAGAGCTAATAACTCTGCAGTTTTGATGAGACACAAAATCACCAAAGACTACTTTATGGATTTATGGAAGAGAATTGAAGCAAGTGGAGCGGGAGAACCTGGCATCTACTTAAGTAACGATAAAGATTGGGGAACTAACCCTTGTTGTGAAATTGCTTTAAGACCATTCCAATTCTGTAATCTTACAGAGGTTAACGTATCAAACGTAGTATCTCAAGAAGATTACGAAGATAGAGTTAGAGCGGCTTCTTTCAT